CGCCCACCGCGCCGCGCACCGCGCCGCCCACCGGAACGGTCGGGAGCGCACGGCGCAACGCGATCTCGAACGCGGCCGCGCCCGACGCCACGGTCAGAGCCAGCGGCGACGACACGCGGACCACGCGGCCCGGCCACGGGATACCCGCGTACCGGTAGCAACGCTCGGCCGCATCCTCGAACGCGTCGAAGTCGGCCGGCTTCGTCGACCAGCCATGCTCGATCCAGATGTCGGCGTGCGCGTCCATCGCTGCACGCTGCTGGTCGGTCAGTGCGGAGACGTACTTCGTCATCGGGGGTCCTTCGGGAAGCATCGGGTGATCAGGGGTGAGGAGCGCGGCCGCGAGCAGCTCGGCCGGGTCGATGTCGGGCTGGTCCTCGAACATCGGCTCGATGAGCCAGCGGAGGATCCGGTCCCGGGCTCGGCGGAGCGCGCTCATAGCGCGTCGGTCCAGTGCATGACGAGGCCGGTGTGCTGCCACGGGTCGGTCGCGACCCGGGCGACACCGCGCGCGTAGGCGGTGACGGGGCCGGCGATCCCGGTGCGGTGCCGGCCACGCGTCTGGTAGCGGCGGATGAGTCGGCTCATCGGAGCGCCTGGGCCTTCTCGGCCTTGCGCCGGTCCCATTCGGCGCACAGGTCGCCGAGCGCGATGCGGGAAACGGCCCGGGCGACGTCGTTGACGGCTTCGCGGACGTGCTGGCCGGCCTGCTCCAGCTCGGTCGCGAGGGTCCGGTCGGTCATCCAGCGGAGTCCGGTCGCGGTGGTCACAGCGTCGCTCCGGCGAGCGTGGCGCCCGGGACACGCTGCGGCAGCTGGGCCGGCGCGGTCTTGTGGCTCTCCAGGTGGATCGACGACTCGCGCAGCTGCGGGTTCCGGATGCAGTCGACGCAGGCGGTCACCTCGATGTGCTCGGCGCAGTCGATGTCGTGGATCGTGCTGATCCCGGCCGCGGTGAGGTCGAGTCGCCAGATGATGCAGCGGCAGTCATCGGTGCCGACCGGGTGCGGGCTGAACGCGGCCTCACGGGCGCGCTGGTCCGCTTCGGCGTGCGCGGCCGCCTCGGCCTGGACGATGACGTTCTTGGGCGGCGTGACGGTCGGCGCGTAGATCTGGAACGCCATGCCGCCGATGTCGTGCTGGCCGGTGGCGTAGGTCCCGGACCGGCTGTATTCGGTGGGGAGCTCGAGGGCCTCGGCGATCAGGTCGACGGCGGCACGCTTGGCCATGTCACTGGCGTCCGACGCGGTGACCTGCAAGTTGATCGACAGCCACGTCGGGGTGATCTCGACGTCGGTCTTACCGATCTGCTCGGCGAAGTGCCACAGCGCCTCGGCGAGTGATCTGGTGTGGGTGTGTACGGTGGCGCTGGACATGGAGACCTTCTCTCCTGGTCTTGTCGGGCCCCGCGTGCTGTGCGGGGCCCGTTCTTCGTCTGTGAGCCCGGCCGGGACGGGCCTGGGAGTCCGTCCGCTGCCCGGGGGTCTGGGCTGCGGCGGTGTCCGTTCCGGCCGGGCGGTCTGTGGTTGTGGTGCGCCGGGTGGTGCGGCGGAGACGTGGCGCCTGTCCTCGCCCCTGATCGCTGGCGTCGTGCTCGACGCCGCACCACCCGGGATCTAGGTGAGCCCGACGACTTCGGGTGCGAGGTGTGCGAGCGCGAGCCAGTCGTCGGGGTCGAGGTGCCGGCCGCGGATGCGTCGGCTGGTCGCGGTGTGGAAGCCGACGAGCTTCCCCGGTTTCGGGGCCGGTGGGCTGGTCGGGTGTGTGGGTGGCTTCGGCTGCTGAGGCTTCGGTCCGATCAGCATCGTCACGCGACGCTCACCGCCGGCGAGCCATCGAGGATCGCCTCGATGTCCTCACGCTTGAAGCGCTTGAGGCCGCTCGGCAGCTCGATCGCGCGGAGCTTCCCCTCACGCGCCCACCGGTGCACGGTGTCGTCGCTGACGCAGAGCAAGTCGGCCACTTGCCCAGTTGTCAGTAGTGCGGGAAGTTGTGTCATGCGGCAAACATAGAAGTTGACAGCAAGTTGTGTCAAGCACAACTCGTTGTCAGTTATGGTGCAACGTGCCGCATATGGTTTATGGTGTGCCCATGACCACTACCGCCGACTCTCCCACCAAGAAGGGCTGGACGGTCGATGACTCGACCTTCGGCGCCCGGCTCGCGCTGGTCCGGCAGCGCATGGACTGGAATCTCAAGGAGGCGGCGATCGAGTGCGGCCTGCCCCCGGCCTCGTGGAAGAACTGGGAACGCGATTCCAGTGAGCCTCGCCGACTGATCGAGACCGTGACGCTGATCTCGAATCGGACCGGCTGCGATTTTCTTTGGCTACTGACTGGATCTAACGCGAGAACTACGGCACAGTACGACAAACGACGCACATCACCCCAGGTCAGACAGGGTTCGAAGCCCCGACAGGTCACCCGACCGAGTGAACGCGTCCGCCACGACCGGCCGCCGACCGTTCCGGCCGCCTCCCGCCGACCGTCGTTGCTGCGTACCGCATGAGTCGCGCTCACATCGGCACTATCGGACTAAGTTCGTCCGATCGGACAATGTCCGACAGTCTGTCGAATACGGAATAACTGTAAGATGAGCGTACTAATCGAGCTTCACCTCACACACCTCCGCGCCGCCGGCCGATCGCCGGCAACCATCAGAGACCGCAGCCGGCTGCTCCTCGCCGCCGACAAGGCGCTCCCGTACGGCATCGACGCGCCGACCACGGAAGAGCTGACCGAGTTCTTGGCCACGCCGGGCTGGTCGACCTGGACGAGATGCACGTACTTCGGTCACCTCGTGGGGTTCTACGACTGGGCGACCGCCGGCGATCAGCCGTACCTGAGCCTCAACCCCGCCAAGACCCTCACCCGGCCCAAGTGCCCAGACTCGGATCCCGATCCCGTCACCGATGACGAGCTCGACCAGGCGCTAGCGCGGTCGCCCGAGCGGTGGCAGGACATCATCACCTGCGCCGCGTACGCCGGCCTCCGGGCGGGCGAGATCGCGCGATTGCGGCGCGAGCACATCAACCAGGAGTTCGTCACGGTCTGGTACGGCAAGGGCGGCCGGACGTTGAAGGTACCGACCCACGCCGAGATTTGGCGGCGCTTCGTGGACCGGCCGCCCGGGCTGCTGGTACCGGACCGCAACGGCGCGGTCGCCGTACGGATGTCGGCCGACGCACGCCGGCACTTCGACACGATCGGGATGCCGACCCTGCACCTGCACCGGTTCCGGCACTGGTTCGCGACGATGCTGTTGCGGCAGGGCAACGACATCCGCACGGTCCAGACGTTGATGCGGCACAAGAGCTTGCAGACGACAGCCGCGTACCTCCTAGTGGCGGACGAGCAGCGCCGACTCGCAATCAGCACGCTGCCCGTCCGCAGCAACCCCCAGCAGGAAGCCGCATAGCGCAATTGTGGATGGCCCCGCTCATGACCGCATCGGCGGGGCCGTCCACATAGCCCGATTGGAGGACCAAGTTGGCACTCACTCTTTCGGGGTAACGAAGACCCCGACGCCGGGCAGCGTCTCGACGATCCCCTCATCCCGGAGGATCTTGAACGCCTTGTCCGAGACGGTGTCGCTGATCTTGTAGATCTCGCGCATCTGGGACCGGCTTGGAAGCCTCTGATCTGGGCCGTAGACGCCTTCGGCGATCTTCCGGCGAAGATCGTTGGCGACCTCTTCGTAGCGTTGTAGCGGCATGACGAAACCCCCTGTTGGCTTCGCCATTCGATCACATCCCTTCGATCACATCCAGTCGCTAGCCACTGCTAGCCATCGCTGGCCTTGACTAGCCATCACTAGCCATCGTAGCCTCGAATCGTTCTCCCCTGTTGGCACTCGGGTGAACGCTCCCCGACGGCGGCTCGCGGCGATGCAGGATCCTGCGGGCCGCCGTCTTCCCCCGGATTCGCGAGCTACTGAGGTGGCGAGATGCGCGAGCACCGACCGCTGATCCACCGGCTCTGCCGCTGCTTCCAGATCCACAGCACCGGCTTCTGGTGCTACTACTACGACGAGCGCGCCGCGCGGATCATCGCCGGGTTCGACTACGCGGCATGGATCACGCACGTACGCCGACCCAGAATCGAGATCACCATGCGCAAGCTCATCATCCTGATCGCCGCCGCCGTCGCGCTGCTGTTCATGCCCGCGGCCGCGTCGGCGTCGACGACGTACACGAAGCCGTCCATGCACACCATCTGCGAGGACAACTACGGCACGCACGCCTGGGGCCTCGGCTACCAGGGCCTGCCGGCCACGAACGCGACGCTGCTGAAGACGTGCCTGACGGTCGGGATGCCGAACCTCGGGTGGACGGCGCACCACTCGACGGGCGGCTACTGCCTGACGAACGTGCACGGGCAGCTCGGCCCCGGGTACCGGGCGACGATGTACACATGGATCTGCCGGGACCCGCACCGGAAGGTGTGGACCAAGACGGTCGTCACGAAGATCTGACGTGTCGACCGGTTCCCCCGGGCTCTCCGTACGTACATTGTCGATTGTCGACATAACGTGACGGAGAGGTGACAGACGATGGCGAAGACGACCGAGGACATCGCACCGAAGTTCGCCGACCAGCTGTTCCCGGGTGAAGCGATCCGGGATGCGTTCGGCGGTGCTGTCTGCAAGTTCGACTCGTCGTCGGGCCTGTCGGCCTATGTGGCGATCACCGACCGGCGGCTGCTCGTGGTCCAGAAGGGCGCGCTGTTCGGGAAGAAGGCGCTCGGTGTGGAGCTGTCGCAGATCGTGGAGTTCGTGGCGAGCGGCGCGCTGCTGCCGAAGTTGACGCTCGGGACGACCGGCGGTCAGCGGGTGCAGTTCACGACGATCCCGAAGGACAAGATCCAGATCATTCAGGCTGCGATCGGCGCCGCCCGCGGTTGAGACTTGCGTCGGGGGGCTGAATGGGGATTCGCGACCCGATGCACACGAGAGCCCGGCTACCTCGCATGAGGTGACCGGGCTCTCGTGCTGCGTATGCGTCAGGCAGCGACCGGCGTCGTGCCGTCGCCGTCGACGGGGCTTCCGTCGACCGGGGCCGAGCCGTCCGCCGACGGCGTCGACCCGTCCACCGGCGCACCGGACGTCGGTGCCGAGCTGCCCGTGCCGGCGAGCGAGTCCACCGACGCCTGGATGCCCGGCAGCTGACCGATCAGCGCGTCGAGCGCCGACGTGTCGACCGGCGTGCCCGCGTTCGACAGCTCCGTCTTGATCGCGTTCACCGCGCTGTTCAGGTCCGCGAGGAACGCCTGCAGCGCCTGCGCGTCCGCGTTGATCTGGTCCTGTCCGCTCATGATCTTCACTCCTTGCTCGATGATGCGGTCGAGCTTCTGCTCGACCGATGACATGTCGACGACCACGACGAGTTCGTGCCCGCAGTAGCCGCACGTCGCCGTCACCGCTGCACCTGCGGCAGCGTCGTGGTCGGCTGGTTCAGCGCGGCTGCGACCGCCGGCGGGACGGCCGTATGGAGTACCGGCGCGAGGTCGGCGGCGAGCTCCTGCGCGTTCGGGACACCCCAGACGGTCGCGGCCGTCACGACTAGGGCCACGGCGCCCTGGATCAGCGCGCTGCCTTCCGACGCGCCGTCGGCCCGGGCGGTCGCCCACGCGATCGCGCCGGCGACGACAGCGCCGACGATCGCCTTCGCGTACACGTTCACCTTCACTGCTGGCCCTCCTTCGTGACGGTGGCCTTGATGACGTTCACCTTGTCGACCAACGTGGAGCCACCGTCCGGGTGCAGCTCCCGCTCGACGATCGCGACCCGGCCGTCGACACCGTCGATCCGGCGCAGGATCTCGACCTGACCCTCGTCGTGCCGGCGCTGGTTCTCGACGACCGCTGCGAGGGTCGCCATCATCGGTGGCCGGCCGGGTACGCCGGGCCGGTCCGGGACACCGCGGTGGTCTTCGACGACGAGTTTGATGTCGGGGGCGAGCGACGCGACGATCTGCAGCGGCTCGGCGACGGCGACGACCTGGTCGACCTTGTCGAGCTTCCGGACGATCCGTCGGGCGAGCGCGCCGAGCGCGCCGAGGGTCACCACCAGGGAGGCGGCGATCTCGGTGGTCGTCTGCGCGTGCGCGTCCCACGACATCGGTACGTCCCCCTTACTTCGCGAGCGCGCCGCCGGCCGCGGCGAGCCCGTCCTGCAGGTCCGTGACCTGTGCCTGAAGCGTCGCGACCGCGTCGGATTCGTTCTGCCCGACGGCGTTGACCGCGTTGACGACGGCGGTGGTGTCGATGCTGGTGCCGGACTTCGCCATCGTGGTCACGGCGGCCGTGAGGGCGTCGATCTGCTTCGACTGCGCGGCGACGATGCCGCCGAGGTTGATGAGCCGGGTCCGGACGTCGCCGAGCGCGAACGCGGCCTTCGTCGTCGGGTTCGTCTTCGCGTCGGCGGCGGTGTTCGGGATGATGTCGGCGTTCCAGACGTCGTCCGCTGTGGGCATGTCGTCCTCCAGGGGTGGTGGTGTCATCGCTTCGGCGGTGGTCGAGTAGCCGGTGCCCGTCTCGTGGTTCTCACCGGCGCTGCCGTGCTTGCCGGACACGTGGATGTGGTTGGTGTGCGGGTCGGAGCCGCTGTACCGCGAGCCCCGCCAGCCGTTGGCCTCGTCACGGCCGTAGATGACCCTGTCGTGGATCACGTACTGCAGATCGTCGGTCCACGACAGCAGCCACGCGAGGATCCGGGCCGCGGCACCGTCGTTGGCGGTGTCGGTCTCGGTCATGACGTCGATCGCGTGGACGATCCCGCGGCTGTCAGGGTTGTGGTCCGACTGCTCCTGCTGGTGGGCCAGGTCCCCGACCTCGTAGACGACGATGTTCGGGTAGACGGCATGGACGTCGTCGACGCGCTTCTGCAGGTTCGGCGCGAGCGTCCAAGCGGTCACCGCTGGCCCCCGTGGAGCGGGCACGACGCCTCGACAACCCAGCCGCCGGCAGGCTCGACAGCGACACCGTGGTGGTCTTCGATCGGTTCCCCGGCGGTCGGATGCGTCACGCCGTTGTCGGCCGGGTTGCACTCGCAGCCGGCCGCCCGGGCGGCATCGCTGCCCGGATCTGGTTGCGCCTCTGTGGCCATAGGCCCTCCTCCCCCTTACCGCACTGTACAGGTGTACGAACTGGGTCAGCTGAGCCGTGTGACGATCATGTGCGAGCGGGCGCCCACGATCGGCGCAGTCGCGTTGCTGGTGGCCTGCGCGCCCTGATAGGCGAGGGTCCCGGCGGTGGTCGTGATGATCCCGCCGGCGATCCAGATCGCGACCTGCGTGGTGCTGTCGACGCCGACGGTCGGGGTGGAGCTGGACCGGCCGAGCCGGTCGACGATCCCGGACCCGGCCGCCGTGACGGAGCTGTCGAGCGCCACTGCCTGCCACGTGAACGAGCTGCCCGACGGCACGGCGAACCCGTGCTTCCACTGCGCTGCGCTGTTGCTGGTGACGAACGCGACGACCTCGAACCGGTAGGTGGCGTTCGCGGCGAGCGCGGCGGTCAGGTCCGGATCCGACTGCATCGTCGTCGACGACGCCGCGTAGGTCGTCGCGGTCGTCTTGAACGGCGGCCGCGCGCTGAGGAGGCCACCGTCGGGGCCTGACGCGCCGAGCAGCGACGCGACCGCACCCCAGTCCGCGGCGGTCGGAAGGTGCCCCGGTGTGGTGACCGGGAGGGTGTCGGATGAGCTCACGATGATCTCCTATCGAGCGATGACGCCGGCGTCGGCGAGGCTGAGGACGTCGCCGACCGTGACGGCCCTCGAGATGAAGTTCTGCGACCTGAGGACGGTGAACGTCTGCGGGCTCGAACTGCCGGTGATGGTCTGGACCCAGATCAGCTCGCCGCCCGGCTGCCCGGCCGTGTTCAGGTAGGCCCAGAAACCGCGGTCCGCTGCGGCGGTCGACCACAGCTGCCCGGCCGGGGACGCGATCTGCAACGACGTCGCGGTCGTCGACGCGGCAGAGGATGCCGTCGACGCGCCGGGGACCGGGGCGATCCGGCCGTACTGGCCGAGCGGATCCTGCACGGCACCGACTTCCCACGGAGCGTACGGCGACGTGTTCAGGACTGCGGACCACGAGAACAGGTCGCTGGTGACCGCGTACCCCTCGACCATCAGGTCCAGGGTCCGGGCCGCCGGATGGTTGAGCGCGTACAGATGCGGGGCCGGGATCGACAGCCGCCACCCGACCGGGCACGAGTCCTGCAGCACGTCATACATCCAGTACGGGGCCAACAGCTGGCCGCCCGGGCTGATGAAGTTGAACGCGACGGTCGGGTAGCGGAGTCCGTAGACGGTGCCGAGGTTGACCCGCCACCCGGCGATCCCGAGGAGCTGCCCCGGGTCGGCGACGTTGAACGAGTCGCTTCCCGGGTAGAGGCCGACCTTCGCCGGCGCCATCGGCGAGGTCGACTCCGCGGTAGCGGTGACCGCGCCACCGGATCCCATGCTGGCCGCGAACTGGTTGACGAGCCGCTGATCGTCGTCGGCCGGTGCGAACGGCGGCGCGATCTGCCCCTGCCCGATGTCCGCGGACATGATCGTGCCCATGTTGTACCGGGCGGACTGCGACTGGTAGCCGACACCGTCGTCATAGCCGTCGAACAGCACGCCGCCGTCCGCCTTCTCGCAGTCACGGAGGTTCGCCAGTAGCGAGTCGATGAGCTGCGGGCCCATCGTCACATCGGAGTTCGGTCCCCACACGACGATCGGGATGCCGTCCTCGGCGCACATCCGCTCCATCCGGACGATCGGGTTCTCCCCCGTGTACCCGTCGACGGGTGAGACGGTGTCGGTGACCCCGAACGTGCCGGCGTAGATCGCGGTCACCTGCAGGTCGCCGATGTTGACCGGCGCCGCCTGGCCGATGCCCGTGACCGCGCCCAGCGTGATCGTGGTGAGCGGGCCAAGGAACACGGTCCCGAGGACCTGCGACGTGTTCCCCAGGTCGGTGTCCAGCTCGGCGCGAACCAACCCGACGCCGGGGAAATGCGGGGTGAGCTGGACACGCACGCCGTGCCAGTTGCCGTCCATGAAGTTGCCGGCGATCACACCGAGCTGGGTGACGGCACCACCGTCGTTGATGTTCCACACCAGGCCGGCACCGGTGCCGTCGGTGATGTACAGGTCGAGCTGATAGCCGGTCCCCGTCATCACGTACTGGGCGAGGGGCCGCACACCACCGGCGGCGCTCGCGGTCGCCCGGAACGCCAGCCCGACGGTGTGCCCGGTCAGGTAGGTTGCCGGGGTTGATGTGGCGAGGCTGCCACGCAGTTGGGTGCCAGCGGTGGAGATGTCGATCGCGCCGGACGCGCCGGCCGGCGGGGTCGCGGTACCCCACGTCGCGGTACCGGTCCGCAGGACGAGGTTCGTGCCGCCCGGGATCTGGTTCGGGGAGAACGTCGACCCGGCCGGCTCCTCCCCGGACCACCAGGAGAGGACCTCGCCGGCAGATCCGATCGCGAGCGCCCGGTACAGCGGGCTGTAGGTGGGTGCCTTCGGCTGCCCGAGTTCCCGCATCCGGCCGTACGCGGCGACGGTGACGATCGGGAGTTTCCCGGTGGTGTCCCAGCCGGGCGGGAACCCGGTCGCGAACCCGAGGAACTCGACGATCGGCCCGGACCCGACACCGGTGATGCCGAGCGTCCGGCGGACCCGGACGGGTGTGCCCTTGTTGAGCAGGTTCCCGAGCGCGTACGCGCTGTACGCGCCGGACAGGTTGAGGAGCTGGAACGTCATCGACGCGGGCTGGGACTGGCTGGTCTCGTCGGCGCGTCCCCACACCCCGGACAGGCCCGGCGTGTTCATGACGTCCGCGGTGACGTCCGTCCACGACCAGGTCGACGCGGCAGCGGACCGGTCCGCGCCGACCGCGAGCTCGACGATGATCGCCCCGCCGGGCCAGATCTCCGGCCGGAACGGCACCCCACCCGTGCCGGCCGCCGCGGACAGGCTGTCGGTCAGGGTGCTGCTGTCGGTGAGCGCGATCGCGGTCGACCCGGTGACGGTGAGCCCGTCGGTGAGGGTCGCCGAGTCCGACAGCGGTACCGCGGTGCCGCCGGTGGCCACGGACAGGCCGTCCGTGAGCGTGGACGAGTCCGTCAGGGCCGCGGCGACAGCGGCCGGCCCCGGGTAGCCGCTGTCGTTGATGACGGTGTCGTCGATCCAGAACGGCGACACCGACGCGGCGGCGGTGAACAGGCCGATGCCGTACTCGTCGACGTTGCCGGTGCCGAAGTTCTGCGTCGACGTGGTGACGGAGTCGATCGGGCTGGTCGAGTCGAGCGCGTACACGGTCATCGTCGCGGCGCCGGTCGTCGACGTGCCCGGGTCGCACATGAACTCGACCCGGTACCAGGTCGCGTTCGACAGGGCGACGGTGCCGGTCAGGACGACGGTGTTGCCCGTGTTCTTCACGGACAGGTGCCCGGACGAGTCGAAACAGAACCGGACGACCTGGGTGCCGGCGGAGCGGAGCCGGGCGCCGATGTTCTGCGACGACGTCCAGTCGGTCGTGTAGATGTAGAACCGGCCCCACACGACCGGGACGCCGGTGAACGACTGCAGCGCGACGTTCGTACCCGAGGTGCCGCCGGTCGCGATTTTGAAGCTCTGGGTGCCGTGCGCGGCGTGAGCGTTGTCGTAGGCGAACGTGCCGGAGGTGGGGATCGTGACGGTGGTGTAGGCGTCTCCGGACGTGGCGGAGTTCGTCGTCGTCACGGTGGTACCGGACGCGACCCCCTCTGCGGTCTGGATCTGCTGCACGGGCTCAGGCCAGGCTGAGTGTCGCGGTCGCGGTCCACGTCTGCGCGGACGTCTTCGTCCCGGCCGAGATCACACCACGGTTGAGCATCCGGCCGGACCCGAACGTCGAGTTGTTGAACAGGCCCCACTCGTTCCACGCGAAGTTCGCGTCCGTGGTCGCGAACACCGACACCCACACGCACGACGCCGACCCGGAGGTGGTGCCGTCGGTGTGCGTAGGCCCGGTGCTGACCGCCTTCCGGAGCCGGTTCGTCGACGCCTGCAGATCCGTCTGCGACGCCGCGGCCGCGGTGCTCGAGTCACCGACCCCGATCCAGCTGTTGGACGCGTTGAAGTAGGTGAGCGCGGATCCGGCGGTGCCGGTGCCGTTCCCGATCAGCGTCTCCCACTGGCACGACGCGCCGCCGTAGACGAGCAGGTTGTGCCCGACAGCGACGTCGAACGGCTCGATTCCGTCGAGCTCGGCGAGCGTCATGTCCCGCTCGGTCCAGTACTTCCGGATCTCGATCAGTGCCGTGCCGATGGCCAGCTCCCGCATCGCGATTCCCCTCTCTGGTCAGTGGCCTTGCAGGGCGAGCTGGACGTCGCCGCCGTAGTTGCCGCGCACGTACGCGGAGATGTCCTTGACGATCGCCTGGGTCGTCGCGTTCATGTGCAGGCAGATGATGGTCTGGCCGCCGGGCCCGGCGCCGTTCTGCGTGCGGCCGCCGCGCAGCGGCTGGATGCTCGCGCCGGGCGGCATGTACGCGAGCTCCGGCCCCCGGTCACCGACGACGGCATACCCGGGCGTCATCGCCGTACCACCGTGCTGCAAGTAAGGAATGTTCGGGGTGTTCAGCGTGAACCCGGGCGTGTGGAAGCCGAGCACGTCGAACGACGGCAGGCTGAAGTGCAGGTTGTTCCAGCCGCGGATCACGCTGTCGACGGCGGCACGGAACTCGGTGTAGACGAAATTCCACATGCCCCGGCCGGCGGCGGCGAGCCGGCCGGGGATCGCCTTCACCTTGGCGATCATCGACTCGATGTGGTCGTGGACCCAAAACACGGCGGTCACGACACCGTCTTTCAGCGTGTCCCAGATGTGTGACAGGGTGGCCTTGACCTCGGTGACCTTGGCGTGGATCCACAGGACGACGTCGACGATCCCGTTCTTGATCTTGTCGTAGGTCTCCACCCAGAAACGGGCGAAGGGGCCGGCGAACCAGGCGCCGACGGACTTCAGCCAGCCCCAGATGTCCCGCCACATGGCGATCATGAAGTCGCGGAACGGCTTGCAGTGGTTCCAGAGATACAGAACGCCGACGACCAGCAGCGCGATCCCGGCGATGATCAGCCCGACCGGGTTGGCGTCCATGGCTACGTTGATCAGCCACTGCGCGGCCGCCCACAGCTTCGTCGCGATCGACACGGCCTCGATCGCCGCGAGCTGCGCGTACATCGCGACCGTGTCCGCGGCGACGACGACGGTCTTCCGGACCCAGCCGGCGAAGTCGATCGCCTGCACCGCGATCCACGTCGCGATCGTGCCGTTCGACGCCGCCTGCGCGGCGTTCCACGCCCACTGAACACCGGTGATCGTGGCCATCACCGCACGCTTCGCCGCCATATACCCGACCTGGACCTTGTCCCAAGCAGCCGACGCCATGACGTAGCCCTTGTACACGAGGACCGCGGCCGCGAGCGCGCCGACGGTGACCGCGGCGGCCTGGGCGACTGTCTTGTGCTTCGTCAGCCATGACACCGACGCGCCGACCGCCGACACGAGACGCGTCATGTACGGCAGCAGTGCGGTACCGATCCGGATACTGAGGACCTCGACCTGCTCACGTGCCTGCGCCATCCGGACGTTGAACGTCGACTGGATTTCGGCCCAGCCCTTGACGTTGCCGCCGGCGGCGGCCGTGGTCTTCGCGATGGTGGCGACGGCGCTGTTGGTGTACTTGGTGTTGTCGCCGGTCAGCATCAGCGCCGTGGACAGGCCGGTGCTGTCGCCCATCGCCTTCGCGAGCGCGGCGCTGTACGACTGTGCGGCCGGGGTACCCGACTTCAAGGCGTCGGAGAAGCCGGTCGACCGCTTCTCCAGCGTCGCCCACTGCGAGATCTGGTTCTGTTGGATCGGGGTCAGCGAGCCGATCTCGAATCGGAACTGCGCGGCGGAGACTTTCCCGTTCATGAACTGGGTGGCGAGCTTCTGCATCGACGGGTCCATCGCGTCGTACATCGTCTTCGCGTCGGCAGCCGCCTGCTTCGACTGCATCATCGTCCCCAACAGGACTTTCCCGGACGGACCCATCTTCGACAGGATCGTCTCGGACACGTACTGCAGCGTCCCGGTCAGTCCCTTGGTGCCGAGCATCCCGGACAGCGACGACGCGTTGATGCCGAGCTGGCCGAGCTCCTTCGCCTGGACCTGCGTCGGGTTCTGCATGTGGCGGATGGTGTCCGCGAGGTTCTGGGTGACCTGGTCGGCGGACATGCCGTGCACCGTCATGCTGGCTTCGGCGCCCAGGATGTCGTTGAGGGAGATGTGCGCGGCCGACGCGACCGGCAGGACACTGTGCAGCGATCCGGCGAGCTGCTCGAACGTCGTCTTGCCGGCACCGGTGGTGGCCACCAGTTTCGACGTGACGAGCGCGGCGTCGGTGGCCTTCAGGTGGTAGTCCTGCAGGATCGACGTGGTCGCGTCGGCGACCGTGTTCAGGTCGGCGCCCTCGGCCTTCGCACCCTGCGCGGCGGCCTTCAGCACGAGCAGGCCGGCGGCGCCGTGCTGGCCGCCGGACTCCACCGTATACAGCGCCTCCGACAGCGCTGTCGTGGAGTCGCCGGTCTTCGTCGCCAGGTCCAACACGCCGTTGCTGACGAGCTTCATGTTCCCGGCGGACTCGCCGGCACTGGTCTGCAACTTCAGCATGTTCGTCTGGAAATTCGCGGCCATCTGCGTCGACTTCGCAGCGATCCCGGCCGCGGCGACACCGATACCCATCGCCAGTTTCGACATCGCGCCGCCGGTCTTGTTGACCACCGAGCTGGCTTTGTCGACGGCGAAGATCGTGAACAGCAGGGAGGTGTCCGACACCGCCGCTCACCTCCCTGCTGTCCGTTCCGCTTCCTGCTGTTCGGCGATCTGTTCGTCGAACGCGTGCCGTGCCTGGTGCACCTGCTCGATCTCCAGCTGTCCGATCTCCCACGGCCGGATCCCGTGGGAGGCGAACATCAGCCAGTAGCGCCGCCGAATGTGGGCGACGGTGCGCTCGGCAAAGGGGTTTCCGGCGGGGCCTCCTCGCCTTCACGGCGCAGCACCGGCGTCGGCATCGGCGGCGCCCCAGCCGCCGGCTGGTCGTGGCCGGCGATCAGTTCGGTGAGCGCCGATCCGGCTTCCGCCTCGACCGCGTCGTCGTACTCGGTCTGCCACTGCGCGAGGAACACCTCGAGCTCCGACTCGGTCAGCGCGCGGGACTTCACGACCTGGTCGCGCATCTCCACGAGCTCGGCCGGTGACGACTCGACGAGCAGCTCCCCGGTGAAGAAGTCGGGGACGTCGCGCAGGTTCGCGTGCGCGCGCGGGTGGTCCTGCCGCATGCAGTACCAGAGGATCAGCCGGCGGGCGGCCGTGTTCCCCTGCTGCGCGTGCCGGACAAGCAGGTCCCACGGCCGATCGCCGTAGTGCTTCTCCAGCAGCTCCGCCTCGGAGGCGGGGATCCGCTTCGGGTCGATGATCCACGTTTTCGGATCGCCGCGGTCCGGGCTGGACGGTTGGTAGGTGATTCGCATCCTCGATCGTTTCCTTCCCCTGGTTGGTTCAGCGGGCCGCGATCCGGTCCGCCATGTGCCGCATCGCTTCGGTGATCGCCTCGCGCAGCTCCGGCGCCCGGGCGCGCAACGGATCGTCGAAGACGCCCGGTGCGCCCTGCTGCGTCACCGTCGTTTCCGCGCCGCGGCCGGCCGGGTGCTCCCACTGGCCGGCGTTGATGTCGCGGGGCGCATTCGAGAACTTCCGCGGCAGGCCCTTCTTCGACACGTAGATCCGGGCGCCGGTCAAGCGGGCGCCGGACGACAGGCCGACCTTCACGTTCGCCGCGACCGCCGGGCGCAGCTCCGGGCCGGCGTGCGACAGGCCACCGGTCTGCATTTGCATGAATCCCTGCCGGACCTCGGCGACGGCCGGCTGCATCAGGCCGCGGATCTCGGCGTACAGCTCGCGGCGCAGCAGTTTCCCGTCGGCTTCGGTCTTGATCCGGGCGATCAGGGCCCGGAACTTCGCCCGTTCGCTGTCGGTGCCGATCTGGATGGTGTCGGGCATCAGTCGATCCCCGCGGTGACGGCGAACAGGTAGCTGGGCGTGGTGCCGCCGATCGTCCAGGTGACTCGCCACCACGTGTCGGTGACCGCGCCGGGGATGATGCTCCACTGGCCGCCGGTCTGTGTCGTCCAGCCGGACCAGGTGGCCCGGGTCGTCGGCGAGCTGAACGCGTTCGACGTCGCCGACTGGACGGTCACGGTCAGCGTCGGCGTGGTCCCGGCGATCGATAGGACGTGCAGCGCCAGGTACATGTGCTGCGTCGCGCTGACGGCCGGGAACTGCACACCGGTGCCGGTCCCGGTCGTGGTCCGGGCGGTGCCCTGCGGGTGCAGGATGAATCCTTGCGCGAGCGCACCGGACAGCTGGCCGTCGATCTCGAACGGATCCAACGAGCCCACCTTGTCGAACCGCTTGTACTCGGTGTCGAGGATCTGACCGAGGTACGCGGACTGGCCGACCGCGCCACCGGTCGGGATCAGCGACACCGGTACCGCGGTACCGCCGATCAGGTCCGCCCAGTAGTGGTCGTCGACCTGGTCGAGACCGGGCGTCGCGCCGTAGGCGGCGTACCCGGAGTAGGTGAGCTTCGCGCCCTGCAGACCGGCCGCGAGCGCGGTCCAGCCGCCGGAGCCCATCGTCGTCGCGTCGAGGTCCGCGGCGGTCGCTTCGAGCTGGCACTGTGTGTTCTGGCCGGTCGCGTCGAGGCCACCGAAGTAGCCGCGGACGTCGGTCAGCACTGCTACGCCCATGTGATCCTCACCAGATGCTCATGCGGTACTGGATGCCGATGAATTGCGCCGTCCCGACCGAGTACGACGCGAAGGACTCGGTACCGGTGACCCGCATCGTCTGGCAGGTCCCGCCGAGGGTCCGGTCCGCGGACAGCGCCGCCCGGACGCTCGTCGCCCCGTCGGGACGCATGTAGGCGGCCAGCAGCGCCGATCCGACACGGGTGTTCGCGACCGGTTGCGCGTACAGGCGCGCCAGCACCGTGTGAGTGTCGAGACCGCGGGCCATCGCGTCGTCGAAGTTCTCGGTCCACTCGGCGACGTGGAAGTAGGGGCAGGCGATCTGCGAGCCGATGAAGTCCTCGGCGGTCAGCTGGTACGCCGTCCCGGACAGGGTGACCGTCAGGCCCTGGACGGCGGCGGCGAGCGCGACCCGGACGGCCTGGACGTCGAGGGCGGTCACGCGAAACCTGGCCGGGTGATGTCGGCGAGGAGGTCCTCGATGTCGGGGTCCATCCGGCCGACCCGGATCGCCCCGTAGTCGGACTGTCCGGCGATCCCGTCGATCGAGTCCTTCCGCCGCCACAGCTTCGCCGTCCACATGATCTGCGCCTCGACGACGGTGTCGGGGACGGCCGGCCAGCCGGGCACGGCGGTGATCGACAGCGACACGTACGGGTAGGTCGGCCACACCGCGTAGATCGACCGGAGCGTGTCGACCGGGCGCCCGATCGCAAGGTTGTTCTCCGGCAGGCATTCGTACGACGCTGGATCCACCACGGTCGTGAAGGTCGAAGGCTGCCCGGAGTTGCCGATCTTCACCACCAGCGAGGACACGTCGGCGAGGTCCGGGACGCTCAGGTACTCAGGATGGGTGGCGCGGCGGTAGTACGTGACCGGCCCGGTTCCCAGGTTGAACCCGATGGAGCCGGGCCGGCCCGTCTTCTCGTTGATCTTCGTCGTCGTCGCGGCGAGCGCAGCCGTCAGCAGCACGTCATCCTGCGTGTCACTCAGCGGGATACCGCACTGTGCCTTGACCTGCGCGAGAGTCGCGTACGGCGTCGCCGACATCGTCAGGCCGTAGCCTTCGGCGCCCGGCGACGGCCGGACGGCGCCGGCGCATCGGCCGGCTCGGTACCGTCACCGAACGCACCGGACGTGTCGACGTCGGATTCCGCCGGAGCCGACTTCGCGTGCTGCGCCCGGGCGTACGCGGCGAGGACCGCGTCGCCGTGCTGGCCCGTGCGCTCGGCGTCCCGCTGCATCTGCTCGCCGTACCGGGACCAGTCGCCGTCCCACCGCTCGGCGACGAGCTGCTCGACGTTGTCCCGCACGTGCGCCGGCACGAACTTGTCGAAGTCGTCGTCGGTCCAGTCCCGCTCGTGGTACGGGCTGAAACCGGGCCGGTCGTGGGTGTGACCGTCCCGCTCGTTCATCTCCTGCTGGTGATCCATCAGGTGTCCCTTCCGGGGGTTGGCCGGCGGCCGCGCGCGGGGAAGATGCGACGCGGCCGCCGGAGCGTTACGACGTGGCCCGCGTGACGACGCCGGTCACCGGCCACGTGATCGACACGGTGCCCAGATCACCGACCTTGCCGTTGATCGGCTGCCAGTCGTCGACGAGGAACGAACCGGTGTAGGCCGGGTTCGCCGTCGACCGGGCGGCCGAGGTGGGCCGGAACTCGAACGTGACGACCGTCCCGAACAGCGGCCACCACACCGCGTCGAGGCCGGTCGTCGCCGTGTAGTCCTGGTTGAAGTCGATCGAGATCTTCGCCGACTTCAGGCCGCCGACGGTCGTGGTCCAGCCGGACCCACCGAACGCCGTGGTGTCCAGATCGACGACGGTCGCGTCGATACCGACCTTGACGATCTGCGTCGACCAGTTCGTCGCGTTGAGCAGCGAGTAGCAGTCCGTGAGGACGACAACAGCCATGGCGGCCGCCCCTCAGAAGCTCGGGGCGACCAGGCCGAAGCCCGCCGACCCGGCGTTGCCGCCGACCTGCGCGACCGCGGTCGGGTACCGGCCGGCCGTGAACGCGATGTAGCCGTAGGCGACGAGCTTCACGGTCAGCTGGTTGCCGAGCGTCTGCTCGAACCGCAGCTGGTTCGGCATGCCGTCGCCGTCCTCCCAGAGGATGATCTTGGTGTTGTCGTAGACCCACACCAGGTCCTCCGGGCCCGTACCGACCGAGGTCGGGACGTTCGCGTCGGTGATGACCGGCAGACCCTGCAGCGTGCCGACGACGTTGTAGCCCGCCGTGTCGACCTCGCCGCCGGCGCTCGTGCCGTCGTCGCCGTAGCCGCCCGGCCGCAGGTTCGGGCCCATCGCGTTGTAGACACCGTTCGACACCGGCACGATCAACGGCCGGTTCTGCGAGTCCACCAGGCTGTTGAGCCAGCCCCAGCGGCGCGGGTGCATGACGATGATCCGCGGGTCGATGCCGGCACCGGTGCCGGCAACCGATGCGATCGCGCCCGCGACCTTCGAGTAGAAGGTGGCACCGGTCGCGGCCGCGGTGAACGCGGACGCCTGGTAGATGCCGCTCTGGTTCTGCAGGCCGGTCGCCTGGTTCGACGTGCCGGACCCGGCGAGACCCTGCCGGTCGACCTCCGCGTGGTACGCGCCGGCCAAGTCGAGGTACACCAGCTCGTCGAGGCCCGGCGTACCGCGCTCGAGGGACTGGCGGGACACGTCCTGCTGACCGGCGATGGTGTTCACCGGGACGGTCAGGTTCGCCCACACCTCGTCGGTGTTCTGCACGGACGTGTTTTCCGTGGCCTGCGCGGCCACCGCAGCGCCGGTCGTGCCGCGGGGGATGATGAAGCTCATGCCCTGGTCGGGCAGCTGCATCCCCGTGACGCTGTTCGCAAACGGACGGCCACTGCGGATGATCAGGGCGACCATGTCGACCAGGTACTGCGGCACGATCAGGCCCGCGAACGTGGTCGTCGTCTGCGCACGGGTCGACTTGACGTGACCGGCCTCCCGCTCGACCTCCATCTCATGCGCATGCCGGGTCAGCCGCTCCTGCGCGGCGACGTCACCACGCTGCGTGAACAGGTACGCGTCGCGGAAGAACGACGCCTCACCGCTGCGGGACTTGTGCTGCGCGTAGGTGCGCTGGTCCTTCGTGACGACGGCGCCGCCGACACGCCGCTCGGACGCGGGCGCCGCGGCGTTGGCCGCGTCCCGGGTCGCGGCGGCCGCGGTGTCGCGTCCGGACCGGGCCGCGTAGGCGCGGTCGTCGTCGAGCTGGCCACGCCAGTCGGTGAGCTTCGCGTCGATGGCCGCGAGTTCGGTCTTGCACTCGCCGCGCGTGGCCATGAAAGCCTCGGCGCGGGTGTTCTCGTCGGTGTTGAGGTTGGCTCGGCCCTCGGCCTTCGCGCCGTTCATCAGCGCGGTCAGGCTGTCGGTGGCCGCCTGCCAACGGGACTGGATCTGCGCTCGCTGCGTCTCCTTGGACGCGATGAGCTGCTCGAGAGTGTCCATGGCGGACCTGTCCGTGGGTAGGAGTCGATGACGCTCTCGCGTGTCGCTCGTACGCCACGGGTCTGACTGCCCGCTCGCGCCGGTACGGCGCCGACCGGCTCTGATTGGCCGGTCGGGTGCTCGTGCTTGATCCGGATGGTACTACGTGATTCGAACGTATGTTCAGTGCTGTGTCATCGGTCGAGCTCGAGCATCGCGGCGATGGTCGTCACCCCGTACCCTGTCGGCGCGGCCGCGGCGACGGCGACGGGTTCGACCGGGTCGTCACCGGCACGCGCCTGCAGCCGCTTGATCGCGGCCCGGGCGAACCCGGCCGGCATCCGCTCGAGCGCGCGCATGATCTCCGACGACCGCGCCGACACCGACGTGTACGGGTTCGCCCCGTAGTTGACCGCGGACACGTCACCGCGGTCCAGGTCGACCTGCGTCACCCGGAACGTCGTGTACGACGGGTCCCACTCCCCGTTCGTGATCATGAACGCGAACGACTGCTCGTCGACGTCGCCGTCCTGCACCGCGAGCTGCAGGTCACGGACGTCACCGCGGTCCGGGTTCGTCGAGGCGACGTCGTGCAGGCCGGTCGCGTCGGCGTCGAGGGTCAGCGTGCCCTTCGTGGTGCGGGCCATCGTCACACCGCCGTGGTTGACGAGGAACGCCACGTCCGGGCTGTTGCGGAGCGTCGTGTCGAACGCGCCGGCGGCCATGACCTCCTGGTACGGGCCGAACATGTCCCACATCTCGTAGGCGCGTTCGGTGACGGAGGCGTAGCCCTCGAACACCGCCCGGGTCGCGCCGCCGACGAGTTCGGACCGCACCGACATGCGGGACCGGAACGCCTGCTGCCGGGCGGCGCCGACAGCGCCGGGGAATCGTTCGCCGCCGTCGGCCAGGGCGCGGCGGGCGTCGCGGATCGTGGTCATGCTCATCACGGGCTCCCTATGCGGGTGGTTCGACGGATGCGAGCTCGACGCCGGGTCCGGCGACGGGCGGTAGCGGTGACAGCGACGCGAACTCGTCCTCCTGGGAGGCGGTCAGCGGCGGCAGGTTGTAGTACGTGGCGCGCGCCTCGGACGGGGCGAGCGTGTGCGAGTTGATCCGGGCCTGCAGGACACCGGCGAGGACGGCCGGGTCCATGCGCAGCAGCGCGTCGGCGTCGAAGTACGGGGTCTGCGCCGACGGGAGCGCGCGGCCGAGCGCGCGTTCACGGCGCACGAGCGCCGGCTGCAGGTTGATCAACAACAACTCGAGGTTCTTCTGCGTGATGTTCTGGTATTTGATCGCGCCCTTGTTGGTCGATTCCGCGTCGATCAGATCGGCGGGGACACCGAAATAGCGGGCGCTGTCGAGAATCGACACCCGGCGGGATTCGAGGAATTGCACATTCGACAGGTCGGCTTGGATCATCGAATATTCCCAGTCGGCGCCGGTGACGAAGATGTCCCTGTTCGCGACGGACTGCTTGAACGTCCGCTTCACCTGGCCGGCCTCTTCCGGCTTCAACGTCTTCGCGGTGTTCTTCAGCATCGCGGCGGGGATACCACCGTCGGTGAACCACTGCAGAGTGAACTGCTGGGCGCTGAGGTATTCGGAGATGGCCATCGCGGAGTGCGCGAGCGGTGACAGGCCGACCGGATGCCCGGACTGCGGGAACTGCTTCTCGTGCCAGACCTGAGCCGGGTCGTACCACTTCCCGTTGATCCGGTACCCGGCGAGGTGGCCGCCCTTCACAACGACGCGGACGCTGTTGCGGTCCTGCAACTCGATCCGCTGCGGCAGCCCGTACCCGTTGACCTGGGTGATGATCCCGAATGTGTTCCCGACCTCGTCGAGATCCCACTGCGTCGCGGCGAGCCACTCGGTGATGTCGCAGTTCTCGCCACCCGGCATCGTCAGGATCGGCGGGGACGGGATCGTCACCCGGATCGATCCGCTGTCCATGGCGACCTGCCGCGTGTTGTACAGCGGCATCGTCGACACCAGATCCGACCGCAGCCGCAGGCACGCCCACACACCGGAATGCTGCTTCGCCGTGTCGGAGGTGACCGGGACGACACCGCCGCGGTTCCCGGACACCCGGGACGGCAACGGCTCCGGCGGGAACAGGAAGTCCCGGCGCTCCCGCACGAACAGGCTCACGGTGCCGGCTCCGGCCGGGCACCGACAAACGCGGCCACCGCGGACCCGGCACCGAGGACAACGCCGGCGACCGCGACTGCGTACCCGTGGAGTACCGGCCACAGGCCGAGCCCGACACCGCCGGCGACCGCGAGGAGAGCGAGCACGTCAAGGGCCGTCGTCACCGCGCTGATCGGCCAGCGACGGCCCGGCTGCTCATCCACATATGCCCCCCTGCTAATAGACGGACAGGGCTACATCGTACTGGTCGAGATCATAGAAGGGTTTCCGCAGGTGGTACACCCACCGTGCGAGGGTCAGCGACTCCAGCGGATCGATCTCCGCATCACCCTTCCGGCCCCACGCCCACGCATCGCCGAGAGGACGCTGCCGGACGCCGGCGACCGCGCGCTGCAGCTGCGGCTGCATCCCGTTCCCGAGATGCCGGACCTTGCCGTCCTTGATCGCTTCCCGCATCTCGCCGGACGCCTGCGCCCACTCCGGGATCGTCGGCACCGTCAACAGCCGCCGCGCGGCCGCCGTCCGGTCGGCCTTCTGCAGCGCCGCCGACCACGGCTCCCCCAGCCGGTCCGTCAGCGCCCGCTTCAGGACACCGGCCGGGCCGCCGAAGTCGACACCGAACCCCATCGGATGCCAGCGGCCGGCCACCTCGACGGCCCGGTCCGGTACCCAGTCCGTACCGGACCGGCGGTCGATGACCTCGATGTGCATCCGGCCGTCCTGCCGGAGCCCGACGACACCGATCGACGACCAGGCGCCCATCGGTGCGACCGCGATACCCATCGCCACCGGTGACCCCGGCCGGGACCGTGGGTCGGCCAGCGACTCCCACTGGACCATGTCGACGAGCGCGGCCGCGGCCTTCACGCCCTTCCGGACGTTCCCGTACGCCCGGGCGAACTCGGCGAGATCCATCGTCGCGAACGCCTGCCGGATCTTCCCCGGCGTCACCGTGTGCCCGAGCGCCGGCATGCACTTCCACCAGTTCGCCGGATCCGCCGGGTCGTCATCCTCCGTCAGCGACCACTCGGCGTAGAACATGTCCTGCTGCAGGCCGGCATCGACCGCGGCCCGGCCGGCGTCGACCTTCCCGTTGAACCACTCGGACTCGTCGGTGCCCATCGTCGACGGGATCCACATCTGCGAGTTCGCGCGGGTCATCATCGCCGGGAGCCACGCCTGGTCGAGCCGGTTGTCCTTCTGCGCCCAGCCCTCGTCGGCGACGCCCAGGTCCAGCGTCGGGCCGTGCCCCGACTTCGGGGTCGTCGCCGTGATCCCCCACGTCGACCCGTTGTCGAACTTCAACCGCTCGGTACCGACCGTCCAGATCGGCTCGTACCGGTCGCCGAACGCGTCCCGGATCAGCGGCTCGTGATCCTCCCGCAGCTTCAGCTTCGCCGCGTCCCGGGTCTGCGCCGCGTACGACACCAGCTGGCCCGTCCACGCCAGACACCGGTGCGTCATCAGCGGGATCGTCAGGCACGTCTTACCCTGCTGCCGCGGCAACGTCAGCCCGCACACCCCGTACACCAGCAGCCCCGTGTCCGGGTCGACCTCCATCGCCGTGTTCGCGACCACGTGCTGCCACGGCATGAACGGCTTCCGCAGCGCCTCCGCGATCCGTGCGAGCGCCGGCCCCAACGTCGGACGGTCCAGATTCCGCGGCGTGATCCACCGCGGCCGGCACTCCAGGTCGTCAGCGGTCAGGCGTAGCGAGTCCCGCGGTGAGAGCATCACTCGGTCGCTCACGTCGGCTCCCTTCCCAGATCGTGTCGAGCGCCGCGCGCAGCTCCCGGCTCACCCCGGCGAGCCCGGTCGCCCCCTCGTCAGCGCCGACATCCAGTTGCCGCGCCAGCCGGTACGCGATCTGCGCATGCACCGCCTGACGCGGCGTCAGCCGGCCGAGTTCGGCGACCGCGGTACGCAGGGCGCCCTCGACACTGCCCGGCACCCGCTCCGCTGCGGCCGCAGGACCCTGATCCCCGGGCGCCACTACAGACGGTGACGGACTGTCGGAGGATGCCGGAGATGACACGACGGCTGCCGCCGGTTCAGCCAAGATGATCACCGCCAAAACGCGTCTGAGCAGGAAAAAAAGAAAAGATCGGCGGCGTCGAGCTTCCTGTGTGGATCTTGAAAAACTGGCCTGCCTGCGGCTGGCGGTGTGACAGTGCCGGGCACCGGTGACTGTGTGTGATCGTCATGGCTGAGGTCGGTCGGAGGTCGGCCGTGCGGTTGCGAGTCGTCCGTGTCCGGGTGGGTGGGTCATGTGGTTGGTCCGTCGTCGGTGGTGTCGGCGGTTGGTGGTGTCCAGCCGAGTTCGATGAGCAGATCGTGGGTGCGGTTGCTGACTCCGATGTGCGCGCTGTCGGCGTCGACGCGGAGTCCGGGTAGGACGAGCAGTCCGAGGTTCACGCGGAGCAAGTCACCAAGTGCGGTGGGTGGGATCTCGATGGTGGTGACGCAGGTGGTGATGTCGGCGTCGTCGACGATGATCCGGTCGGTGTCGTGGATGCCGGCGGCCGGGCCGGCCATGTCGATCTGGACTCGGCCGATCTTCGGGGCTGTCACTTGTCGGCCTCCTCGCTGGGCAACTGTCCGTCGATGAGCCACTTGGCGGCTGCATCTGCCATGCGGACGACCTCGCGCATGGTGCGATCGACGGGTAGCGATCCAGCATGCCGCCTCGCTCGTTCGAGGGCGATGACTCGGAGTTCCTGGTCTTCGGTCATGATCGTTTCCTTTCACCAGTTCCGCGAGGTGCGGAGGATCTCGGGTGGTTCGGTCCGGTTGCCGCGTTTGAGGTTGCAGCACTGGTGTGCCGCGCGTTCGTTGGCACCACTGACGGCTCCGCCTTTCGAGCGGGGTGTGTCGTGGTCGATGTGGTGGACGTTGCCGGGGCAGCGGGTGCCGTGGCAGTGGGGGCATGTGACTTCGCCGCAGATGCCGCAGATGCTGGTGTTGGCGAGCATCTGTTTGCGGCGGCGCTGGTAGGCGGAGCCCTTGATCGTGCCGCTCATGCGCTGTTCCTGACGGGGATCGACGGCGCGGTCAGGGTGCCGTGGCGGATGTAGTCGGCGTACCGGTCGGCCAGCGCGATCGTCCGGTCAGCGAGGCCGTCGCCCTGGTCGGTGATCTGGCCGGCGGCGATGCGGAGCGCGTCGTGCCGGATCGCCATCTGTTCAGCGGTCATCGGTCTCCTGCCAAGGCGTCAGCGCGGCAGCCGGCACAGTTGTGCGCAGGCTGGCCGCGGTGTTTCGGGCACTTCGGTTGTGTTCGCCGGCGTTCGGCGTCACCGGCGTCCCAGCGGGCTCGTCGACGGCGTGCGTCGGCGCAGCGGCCGCAGGGTGGTGGGTCGGGATCTTCGAGGTGTTGCGGGCAGGCGGGTGGTGGGGGTTCTTGCGGTTCGGGCGCCGCCGGTTCGACGGCGGCCGGGACGTGTCCAGACCCCGACACAGACTCAGACACAGACACAGACACAGAGCCGGTGGGACTCCCGCCGGAATCCCCCGGGCTGTCCCGGGGGTGTCCCGGGGGGACATCACTACCGTTTCGCTGGTCTTTCGCTTCGCTCGTCGATCTGTCGTCGGTTTTTGATGCCTGTGGATAACCGTTCGCCGATGAGTGCTCGTTGCCCTCTCGATGGGCGCTCGATGATGCTTCGTCGGTCGCTCGTTGGCGCCTTTTCTTCTCTCGATCGCGTTTCCGGTCGGCTTCGATCCGTGCCTTCGTCAGGTTCCGCTCGTCGAACTGGTGGTACTGGAAGCCGCCGCGAACTCGGGACCACAGCCGTCGGCGGACCAGCTCGGGCGCTGCCGCTTGTTGCGTCTCGGTGAACAGACTCAGCACGTCATCTGCGACGAAGCCGTCAGTGGCTTTGTTCGCGCAATACGAGCCGGCCCGAACCCACAACGCGAAAGCGGCATCGCTCATGCTGAGCACCTTCGGGTGGTCGTAGAAGTCGCCGTCGACCTGGAACCTAACCGGCATCCGCCTCATGCCTTTCTAGATCGTCGATCATGAATGCTGTTTCGGGTGTGGCGATGGCCGGCCCGTCACGACGGCGGGCCGGCCAGGGGCGACGCTCTTCTAGTCGCTCGCCTTCAGCGCTTGCAGATCGGGCAGTTCGTCGAACGCGTCCTGGTGCGTCAGCACCCGCGTCATGCCCTCCCGGATCTCCTGGAGCGCCTTCCGGATGTCCGCCGCGGAGCCCTTGAACAGTGCCTTCGCCGCCTTGTCGCGCAGCTGCTCGACCGCGATCTGCATCCGCACCGCGGCCGCGAGGTTCACGTCACCGGCGCAGCCCTCGATCACGTTCTGCGACATGGCGACGTCGCCGTCCTCCGTGAGGGTGCCGTGCGCGGTCCGCTGCAGGTGAAGTGCGGCCAGCGTATTCCGCAACGCGTCGGACTGCTTCTCGTCGGCGATCTCCATCTGCTGGATCCGGACGGTGACGGTGGCTTCCTTGTCCTCGTCCGGTGCCATCTGCGTGCGCTCGACCGACGCGAACTCCATGATCGCGAGCCTGTGGGTGCCGAGAGTCGCGTACAGGGCGCTCGAATGGATGTCGAGGACCTCCTGCGCGGCGCCGGCGGCGAGCGTGGCGAGTTTGACCTTCACATGACCTCCTGGTGGTGTTCGCCGATTCGGCGTTGTTCGGCGCGCGCGGTGTCCGGGTCGACGGGCTTCACGCGGTGGTGACGGTTCTCCTTCGGCAGCCCGCAGACGCTGCCGTGCAGGCCTGGCTCGGTGCAGCGGCCGGTCGCCGGGTCGTGCCGGTAGTGGTGCGTCCGGACCGCTTTGATCGTGTGGACGGCCATCACCCGCCACCTCGAGTCGTGCCGACCACGAGCCGGTCGACCGCGACGGCCAGCAACTGGGCGACGACAGCGGGCCGCTTCGACTCGGCGACCGTGACGGCGACGATGGCTGTCGCTACATCCCGACCTTCTGCCGTGAGAATCTTTCGATACAGGTCCAGCAGGTCGGACAGCTGCTTTTCGGTCTGCTCGACCTGGGCAGCCAGACCGGGCGTGAACGTCGGTGCTTCCCCGCTCATGACGAGTGCGCCACATCGCCGACGTGGTGGATGACGTGCCGGGCCGTGCCCTCGTCCAGGCCGACACGCTCACGCAGGAACGTGAAGTACGTGTCGTCCAGGCCGATACCGACCGCGCCGGTCAGGACCTGCATCGCGTGCTGCCGGGCCTCGTCCGGTGTCCACTGCCACGCGACCGCACTGTCCTCGGTGTGCCGGACGGTCACGACCGGTTCGCCCGTCGATACGGACACGATCGCCTCGTACGTCAGCGGCACACCGTCGACCGGCTTCAGCTCGCCGCGCTTCTCCCGCAGGTCGAAGATGACCAGCGCCGCGTCCATCGCGTTACTGCGGTCCATCGCCATGATCTGCCGCGACACCGCGGCGTCGTGGTCGGCGTGCATCGCGGCCGCGATCACCATCAGCGCGTACTCGCGGGCCGTCGCCGAGTCCAGCGCGAACGCGCGATCGGCGGTCAGCGTCACCGTCAGCGTGTACGTGCCGGCACCGTTGATCTCCGACTCGACGTGGACCGCGTCGTCTGCCCCTTCCGGGGTCCTGTGCTTACTCATGGCTTTCCGTCCTCTGTGATCGTGACCAGGACCGGCCGGAGCTCGGCGCCGCAGCTGTCGTGCTGGTCGGCCGGCCCGCAGTAGCCGCACAGCCCGCAGTAGTCCGTCGCGTACGACACGACGACCGCGCCCGGGCCGTCGACGGCCGAACCGGGCCGGTCGGGGATGTCGATGGTCAGCAGCCCGGTCCGGATCCCGGCGATGACCGCCGACACCCGGTCGGACACGCCGAGTTTGTGGTTGAGCCGCGTCTGGGTGGTCTTCGCCGTCGACTCGGACACGTGCATCCGTTCGGCGATCTGCGCGAGCGTCAACGGCTGCGCTAGCAGGTTCAGCATCGTCTGCTCCTGCGCGCCCAGCTGTTCCCCGGACCGGCTGTTCCCGGCCCGCTGCAGCGGCGCCGCCGGCGCGGAGATCACCGGCGCCGGCGGGTGCGGTTCGAGCGGCTGCAGCGCGCGGGTCCGGGCGCGGCCGCGGTCCATGCCGCACAGCTGCACCAGCGCAAGACCGGTCACCTCCGCAGACTTCCCGACGATCGTGGCGATGTCGGCGACGTCACGGCCGCGGCCGAACTCGCGGAGCATCGTCCGGGCCGTCTCCGGTGCCAGGGTGATCGCGCCGCTCATTCCGGGTCCTCCTGGATCGTGAGGACGACCAGGCCGAGCGGCCAGCGGGGATCCGCGCGCACCGGATCGCCAATGACGATGTGCGGACAGTCCGTGCAGTGCAGGTAGCCGGCCGAGTCGTCGACGATGACGCCGGCGCCGCGCGAGATCCGCATTCGCCCGTCGACGAGCGACCGGCGCTCCGGCCCGAGCGCGTCCACGATGGGCTTCGCGATCGTCGACTGGTAGTTCGCGTTGTCCCGCCGGGCGCGGCCGGTGAACCGGATCTCCAGCTGGATCCGCGGCCGGATCAGACCGGTCGGGATGTGCGCGGCCATGACCCGGCCGTACGCGGTCTCTCGCCACGCCTTCCGGTCCCGCGCGGCGGCACGCCGGTCACCGGACTGGTTGATCGACCTGATCCGGACCGGCGCCGGGATCCGGATCATCCACTGCCGGCCGCTCACGACCGGTACTCCGCGGCGAGACGATCCGACAGGCTGCCGGCGTCACTGCCGAGCAGCAGGATGATCGCGCGGAGCCGCTGCTCCGGGTCGAGACGCTCGCGGAGCCCGTTCCAGATCCGGTCGGTCCACAGCTCGATCACGTCGCCCGGCTCGTCCAGCTCCATCGCCGTCTGCAGCGACGTGATCGACGCGAGCGTCTCATCGAGGACCGTTTCGATCCGGGCGTCGGCGGCCTGCATCATGGCGATCTCGTCGGCCGGCCGGTAGTCGTACAGGTCAGCCATGATCGGCACCGCCGATCGGTGGAACGTCCGGCCACGGCTCCTCGACCGTGACGGGCGTGACGCCGGCGGCGGCCGCGTTCGCTTCGATCTCGTCGGTCGTGACCCGCCGCGGCGGGAACTCCTCGTCCCGGGTGATCTCCCCGCGCTGGATCGACCGGTAGATCACCGACAGCTGCGCCAGGTCGAACTCGGTCCACCGGTCGACGGGCCGGTTCAGCTTCTGCTCGATCTGGTCGTCGGTGACACCCAGGCCGGCGAACAGACCGATCGCGTCCGCGCACCGCTGCTGCAGCGTCTTCCCGGAACCGTCACCGCGGAGCGTCGCCGCGCACAGGTCCTTCGCCTCCTCGATGAGCCACGGCGGCAGCACCGCGAAGATGCACTCGCGGACACGCCGGGACCCCATGTTCGCGTTGTTCTCGTAGATGTCCCGCAGGCTGGCGAGCTTGTCGCGGCCGCCGCCCTGCCGGTCCCGGGCGTGTGGCACCAGGAACCCGTTCTCGACCCGGGTGTTGGTCTGCATGTCCCACGCGTACGCCTGCATCTCGGACTCGCCGAGCTCGTCGTCGCGGGACAGCTCCTTGATCCCGTAGTCGAGGTTCCCCCAGATCCGGGCCAGCTCACGGGCGAGGTGGATCGTCTCGCCGGTGACGGCGCCACCGGCGCGCGGGAACCGGAAGAACGCCCGCTCGGCGAGGCTCCGCTGCCGGCACGACTCGCGGACCGCAGCGATCGCGTCGGCGATGTTCCGCGGGAACTGCTGCGCAACCGTGACGGCGGCCTGGACCTCGGCGACCGCACGGGACTGCTCGACCGCCGTCGACTGGCCGATCCGCACCGGTACCGGCGCGGGCCGGGCCGGTTCGATCTGCTGGGTGGTCACAGGACCGCCTCCTTGTACTCGTTCTCGATCCACGCGGGCAACGCGACCAGGCGCACACCCGGCCCGTAGCCGGGCCAATGGCCGGTGTCCTGGCATTCGCGGAAGATCCGCAGCGCCTGCCGGTTCTGGTAGGTGCCGATCGCGATCGCGATCGCGTCGAGCTCGACGACGTTCACCAGGAACGGTGCGCTCTTCTCCTGGACGACGAACACGAACGCGGCGCGCTCGGCGAGGCCCAGCTGCACCGCGCCCCACGCGTTCCACGCGGCCTGCTGGTGGTAGCCGAACTTCCCGGCCGCGCGCCGGAACTCGTCGTCATCGGCGGACGCGGCGGTCTTGTAGTCGGGGATCACCATCCGGGACCCGGCCGGCGGTGTGACGGGCAGCCAGTCGAGCATCGCCCGGCACATCACCTTCGTGCCCGGGTCCCGCCACACCAGCACCCGCTCCGGATGCCCGGACTTCTCGGCCAGGAGCAGCCGCGCCTCACGGTGCCGGCGCAGCGCGGCCGCCATCGCTTCGACGACGTCGTGCTCGCGCTCGAGGAGCGGGACGGCGCCGGCGGCGTGCGCGTCGTCCCGCATCGTCTGCGCGGCCTTCGTCCGCCAGTTGTCGTGCGGGACGATGACCAGGTCCGGGCCGATGCCCAACACCTTGTTGTGGGCGGCGTGACCGAAGTCGAACGTCCGGGTCGTCTCCGGTGGGTTGTCCCGGTCGTACCGGAACCGGGCCGGGGTCGACGGCGGCAGCAGCGCCCGCGCCCCGGACGACGACAGCGACCCGCCGGCGATCGGATCCGAGTGGTAGACGTCGGACGGCATTTCGTAGACGCCCGGCTCCGTGATGACGATGTCGGCGGGCAGCTCGGCGACGAGTTCCGGTGCGGTCACGTCGTCGCCGCTTTCCACGCGTCCATGACCGCGCGCGGCACGCGGCCCTTCGCCGGGCAGTCGATCCCGTTGTCCCGGGCCCACGCACGTGCCGCCGGGTACTCCGGATTCGCCGCCGTCGACGTCGGCTGCACCGCACCGCGTAGCTTCGCCTCGGCCGCAGCCAGTTCCGCGCGGAGCCGCTTCACCTCGGCCTGCGCCTGCGACCGGGCCGTGTCCGCCGCGAGATCGTTCCGCAGCTGGCCGATGCTCGCGCGGATCCGGACACCAGCGAGCCGGATCTTCTGCAACTCGTGCCCTTCGGCAGCGGCCAGCAGCTCGTCGATCGTCATCGCCTCCGGCGTCCGTGGCGCCTGCGTGAGCCCGGTGCCGGCGCCCGGTGCGAGCCGGACGGCCGACGGTACGTTCATCGGGCGCGGCGCCGGACCGCGCGCGGCCGCGACGAGCTCCGCGCGGGACGCCGTGGTCACGACTCACCGCCGGGTCGCCAGTCGCGCATCTGGTTCCGGACACCATCTGCGATACCGCGACCGTCCGGGCCGGTGAGCCGCAGCGCGAAGACCGGGCACACCTGCGCCGACGTGTCCTTACCGGCGAACATCAGCGCGGTCATGATCGCCGCCATGCCGCCGTCCTTCTCACGCCGGTCGTCCGCGCCCGCCTTCTTGATGTGCTCGTTGATCTGGGACTGGGTCATCGATGGCGGGGTGATGCACAGCCGGTCCCACGGGCACGTCGCGCACAGCAGATCCGGCTGCGTGCCCTTGTCCAGCTCCGCCTTGACGCTCTGGTAGTCGCTCACGCCGCCACCAGCTCTCGAAGCTCACGGTTCGCCCGCTTCCGGGCCCGGCGTGCCTGCGCCGGCGTCTGCCGCTGCACCGGCACCACCGACGGCACCCGCCTTTGCTGCTCCAGCGTGTCGTGCGCGATCCACGCCTGCCGGGTCACCGACTCCAGCTCCCGCTCGCACACCTGCCGGTACGTCGCCTCGACGTCGGCGCGGTCCGGCGCGAGCGGCAGCGCGGCGAGGCGCTCCGTCCACGCCCGCGACGCCGCCTCCAGCACGTCGTCGAGGCGCCGCCACTCCGCGGCCCACATCTCGTCCTCAGCCTGCGCCGGCGTCTGGCAACCGTGCACCGGCAGCTCCACGCCGCCACGGTCGAGGACACCCTCCGGCAGCGTGTGCAGCACACGCGCCCACGCCATGCTCGCGCCCTCGTGCTCGTCGACCTCCGAGCGGCGCCACAACTTGATCGTCATCTACGATCCTTCCTATCCACGAGTGCGCGGCCGGGACCGGAATCCCGGCCGCGCACAGCTCTATCGGCCTCAGTCCTGGACGAGCCGGATCTCGTCCGCCTGCTCCCGCTGACGGCGCACCACGTACGTGCCGGGCGCGATACCCGTGTAGCCGTGCTCCGGGTGCGCCAGGTACGCAGTCGCACCGTCCGCGACGGTCAGCAGTCCCAGATCGAGGCCACCCGTCGCCCGGTCCTGGTCGAAGAACACGTAGCCCTCCGCCAGCAGCAGGTGCGTGTTCCCGCCGTTCTCGCCACGGACGACCGCGACACCACCGGACGGCACCGGCGTACGCGCGGTACCACCGCGACGGGCGATCGCCTGCGGGACGACGATGACGTCGCCCTGCGCCTGCAGCCCGGCGATGACCGGGACGGACAGCTGGCGGTCGAGGTGCTCGAGGACGTCGACGCCGTGCCGGTCGATGACCTGAGCGAGCGTGCTGTTCATGAGCGAATTCCCTTCCTTGCACCGCCCGGGTCGTCCGGGCGGAGTCGATGTGTGATGTGGCCCCGGTCAGGTGCGGCGCTGCATCTGCGCGTACTCGTCAGCCGTGAGCCCGTAGCCCCAGCCGGCCGCCGCGACCGGATCCGAGATGTGCGCCGGCACGGTCAGCCCGAACCGGTGCCGGACGCCGCCGCGCTCGGGGGTGCCGTTCGTGCACAGCAGCACCCGCACCTGCTCGTCGAACAGCGACCGGGGCAGCTCGTACAGGCCGAGCGTGAAACCCGGGTTGCCCGGGTCCGGCTTCTCGTCACCGATTCGGGTCAGTCCGGCTTTCTCGATGAACTCGGGCCAGCCCATCCGCTCGATCGCGCACCGGCGCGTCTCGGCGTTCGGCTCGCGCAGGATGTCCTCGGCCGTCCACGTGCCGTTGATGACGCCGGCGGGGACGAGCGTGCCGTGCCAGTAGTAGAGGGCGTAGCCGTCGCGCCAGGCGATAGCCGGGCCGTCCTCGCAGTGGAGGCGGTGCGAGCCCCAGCCGCGCGGCCCGGTCTGCTCGACGTGGAGGACGGACGGCCGGTCGCAGACCATGACGAAGTCGCGGTGGGGGAACCACCAGCTGGCGGCCTTCGCGACGTCTTCGTAGGCGCGGGACCGGTCCCACATGTCGCCGTCGAGTTCGAGGTTGCAGTGCTCGCGGAAGAATGTCGCCCACGCGATCCAGGGGGTCCACATGTTGCCCCAGAGCCGGTAGTACCAGGCGCGGCCGATGACGTCGAGGGCACCGCGGCGGATCTTCTCGAGGTCCGCGTCGCCCACCGCGTCGTCCACCGCGTCGTGCACCGCGTCGCCCACCGCGTCGTCCACCGCGTCGTGCACCGCGTCGTCCACCGCGTCGTGCACCGCGCCGTCCACCGCGCCGTCCACCGCGTCGTGCACCGCGCCGTCCACCGCGTCGCGCACCGCGTCGTCCACCGCGCCGTGCACCGCGTCGTCCACCGCGCCGTGCACCGCGTCGCGCACCGCGCCGTGCACCGCGTCGCGCACCGCGCCGCCCACCGCGTCGCGCACCGCGCCGTCCACCGCGTCGCCCACCGCGCCGTCCACCGCGCCGTCCACCGCGCCGTGCACCGCGCCGCGCACCGCGCCGCGCACCGCGTCGCGCACCGCGCCGTCCACCGCGTCGCGCACCGCGCCGTGCACCGCGCCGCCCACCGCGCCGTCCACCGCGCCGTCCACCGCGCCGTGCACCGCGCCGTGCACCGCGCCGTGCACCGCGTCGCGCACCGCGCCGCCCACCGCGTCGTCCACCGCGCCGCCCACCGCGTCGCCCACCGCGCCGTCCACCGCGCCGCCCACCGCGCCGCGCACCGCG